CATAGTTGAAAGCATTATGAATTGAGAGGCACATTTCTAATGAAGAAATGGGGTTTTCCGGACTGATTTTGTCAAATAAGTTAATAAAATAACTTAATAACTCAATCGGTTTAGAAATAGTTTTCACTATACCATTTATAGGTATACCTGAAACCTCCACACCTTTGTGGAATCATCTCTTAGCGAATTCATATGTTGTAAAAGACACATGAGTTTTGAAAGGAGATAATTCCAGACCTAATTGTTCCATTAAGACTATATATCTTTCAGCAATTTTATCGTTAGTTATAACAATATCATCGCCTAGAAGAATATAATCTTTTGTGGGATAATTATTACTTAGATATGCTGCATATTGTACAATCATGTGATGAGAAATAGTGAACATAGTTCACGATGTTCTTGCTCCCATTGGTTGTCCAACAGCATATTTAAGTATTTGTCCATCAGGAGTCAAGAAGGGCTCTGCTGTTAATAATGATCGCCATCCGTATGATATACGGGAACTATTATACATTTCTTGTACTAATAGCTCCTGTTGTTCAACCGGAAAACGATCTGTTGCAGCAGTCAAATCAAGACTCCAGTACTTATTTCCTGGTAAAGCCTTAATCTTAGGATTTTGGGTAAATGTTCTATCTTGAGGGAATTTTGTTCTCAAAAGATTAAACATATCCTTACTCATAGGATCAAGAGCTACTTGTGATCAATAATCAAATATTGCAATCACTCTAGCTTTGGCTTCTGGATCATTTACAATTGATAATCGTCTATTAATCATTCCATATTTAAGATCAGGATTTATCCCTTTCTTGATATTGAAGAAATTAGTAGCGATATACTTAACTAATTGAGGACTAACACAATTTAACTGGTTCAACATTGAACCAGTCATTGTTAATAGTCCTTGAAAAGCAGTAATCAATGCATTTGGTCCATGAGGCCCTGCTTTACCTGTAAAGTAGAAATGTGTTGTATCAAAAATTGGCTCATTAAGAGTTAATTCAAAATCTTTCACAAATCTTTTTATAAATAAGGGATCTACTATACTTCTCTTAAAACCTTTAAATGGGTTTATAATTGAGGAATAGTCAGGATCCTGGACAAGGTCCATTGCTCTTGACACTGTTAAAAGTGTAAGAATAAAAGATATGCCTCTAGTGGTTTCTCTATACTGTTCAAGAAATTGAATAGCCGTAGGAAAACCAGTAAGTTTATTGATACCAATCAACTCAGGATACTTCCGTAAGGGAGTACCCGAGATTGATTTAGTAACTAATAGTCTCATTAATTTGATTCTCTTAATTGTCCAAAGCAATCCTTTTGTTCGTTGATATTTTTCAACTAATAATAGAAATTGTTTGGTATCTTTAATCTTATCTGTTCCTTCAACTTTATATCATAATTTTATTACCAAAATAATTATCTTTTTAATTGTTTTGTTCATAATTTATTATGTAAAGGCTGAAAATACAGCTTTAGTCGTTATTTTGTTCTGTGCCCCAAGAGTAATGCAGAGATAATCTGGATCTCTCTTTCAATGAGAGCTCTAGAAAATGTGAACCCCATTTCCTAAGGAAAGTGCC